GCCACCATTACCGCAGTTTGCGGCACCCCAACCATCGGGCATGGGGATCATGGGCCAGTTACCGAGTGCCACGGCCCCTGGTTCTTCACCATTACAGGCTCCGAGCAACGCATTCAGCAAGGACTACGCTGGCTATTTAACACAGAGGAACTGAGAAATGTATAAGTACAACATGGGCGGCAGTGTTCCGCGTGAGACCAACATCGGGGGCCAGCGTCATAGCTTGGCGTATATCAATCCTTTTGAGGAGGATCTGTTGCAGAAGTATCGCGGTGATATGCCCACGGTCCCTGGTCCTGGGGGCGTTCCTTCTTATTACTACGGAACAACTTCCGAGAGTGCTAAAGACGTTAAGGAGCTTCAGGTTAGCAAGCCTCAGAAACAAACCCAGAATAATAACAACGACAAAGACGAGCGCCGAGCAGCGGCGGCGAACGCAGCGGCTAAAGCCTTATCTGATAAGGTTGAGCGCCAAGCGAACGAAGAACTAGCGGGCCTGTTAGCCTCTGGAAAGTATACTAAGAACACGGACGGAGTTCTTGTGGCAACGGACCCTGTAGTTGCGGCATCCTTGGCAAGAGGGTACGACAAAGCTCCGCTGGATTACGATCAGGCCAAAGCGTTGGGCGCAGACGTGGGGGCAGGAATGTTTGATCCTGTAACCATGACTGGGTATTCCGACACAGCGGGTCAAGGTTTAGGTACTGGTTTTACGTTGAGCGGAGATAAAGACGACCGAAAAAACGTAACGGGCACCACGTTCACTAACGCGGGAGACTTTGTTACAACTGGCCCAAAGGACACGGGCATAAAGAAATTTGTGCAAGATTTAGCTGCTATCCCTGGTCAGATCTTAGACGAAGGGAAAATGGCTTTTTATGCAGGCTTTGGTTCTCGAGAGGAGCAAGAGAAAAGATTACTTGAGCAGGGCTACACTCGAGAAGAAGTTTTTGCGTACTTCCAAAGAACAGCCGCTTCAGCGGAAAAAATAAGAAACCCTGGTCCATATGTCCCAGGTAGTGGCGACGACAAAGACATGACTGCTGCCGTTATAGACGATCAGTGTCCTGAAGGTTACAAGCTAGATCCGATTACTCAACAATGTGTGATTGATGACACAGTAGATGTGTTGAATCCAGGTGGACAGCAAGTTACGAACTTCACCATGCCATCGGTTAATCCTGTAATTGGTCAAGCGGCGAACTACACTGGAGCCGTTGCACCTACATACACTCCTAATCCACTACAGCCCTATGCCCCCGGAGTAGCGGGCAACTTACTACAAGCCTCGGCCCCTGGATTAGCTCGTACTCCAGCTATGAGAAACGGCGGCTCTGTTGGTGGAATCATGGGGCTTCCACGCTAGTGAACCTTCAGGCACTACCAGAGGAAGCATTAAAAGAAATCTTAGCCTTAACCGAGGCTAAGAAGAATCTGGATCTGCGTGAAAAAGCACATGAGAACTTCATGCCGTTTGTGCATCATGTGTATGAAAATTTCATCGAGGGCAAACACCATCGCGTAATTGCTAAAAAACTTGAGGCTGTTGCACGAGGAGAGCTCAAGCGGCTTATAATTAACATGCCACCTCGACATTCTAAGTCTGAGTTTGCAAGCTACTTGATGCCTGCTTGGTTTCTAGGTAGAAACCCGAAGCTAAAAATCATACAAGCTACACACAACACGGAGCTTGCGGTGCGTTTTGGCCGTAAAGTGAGGGATTTAATTGATGATCCCGAGTACAAAACCATATTTCCGAACACAAACCTTAAAGAAGACAACAAGGGCGCGGGCAAATGGGGCACGGACAAGGGTGCGGAATACTTTGCTGCTGGTGTTGGGGCCGCAATCACGGGCCGTGGTGCGGATTTACTGGTTATTGATGACCCTCATTCAGAGCAGGACGCATTAAGCGAGAGTGCTTTCGACAATGCCTACGAATGGTACACCTCTGGACCCCGTCAGCGTCTCCAACCTGGCGGCGCAATCATAATTGTTATGACGAGATGGGGAAAAAAGGACTTGACAGGCAGATTATTGGCCCAACAGGGCGGTGATTTGATGTCTGACAAGTGGGATGTGGTGGAATTTCCTGCTATTTTGCCCAGTGACAAGCCACTTTGGCCGGAGTTCTGGGAAAAAGACGCACTACTGTCGATTAAGGCGTCCTTGCCTGCCAGTAAGTGGAACGCGCAGTGGCAACAGCAGCCTACATCCTCGGAATCTGCAATAATCAAGCGCGAATGGTGGAAGATATGGGACAAACCCAAGATTCCGCCCCTCAAATACATACTTCAGTCGTATGATACGGCGTTTTCCAAGAAACAAACGGCTGACTACTCTGCGATTACGACTTGGGGGGTGTTTCAACCTGAAGAAGGGGGCGCGGACCACGTTGTTTTGTTGGATGCCCAGCGCGGGAGGTGGAATTTCCCTGAATTAAAGGAGGTTGCCTTTGAGGAATACGAGTATTGGGAACCGGATATGGTGTTGGTCGAAGCGAAAGCGACAGGTACACCACTCATTGACGAGTTGCGGCTTCGTGGCATTCCAGCATTGGGCTTCTCACCGGGCAAAGGAAGTGATAAGGTAACGAGAATGCACATGGTTGCACCGTTGTTTGAAGCGGGTATGGTATGGGCACCGGAAGACAAATCTTTCGCGGATGATGTAATTGAGGAAGTAGTTTCGTTTCCTAATGGTGACAACGACGACTTTTGTGATAGTATGACGTTAGCACTGATGCGTTTTCGTAGAGGTGGGTTCATTTCTCTAGTGGGGGAAGACGACCTCGAGGATGATTGGCGACCCAAAAAGAGGGAATATTACTGATGGCATTACCACCAAACATGGTCGCACCGGGGTTAAACCTTGATGACACAGCGGGGCTCCCAGACGTAGAAATTTCTATTGACGCGCCGATGGAGTTCCCTGGTGGTGCAGAAGTTATTGAAGATGGCATGGGTGGTGCGATTGTACAGCCCATGGACATGCAACAAGAGATGATGGCTCAAGAGGAGTTGATCCCGTTTGACGCCAACCTAGCAGAGTTTCTAGATGATGGGGACCTTGGGGAGTTATCTACTGAATTGCGTGGTTTGTACGAAGATGACCTAGAATCAAGGTCTGATTGGGAAGAAGCGTATGTCAAGGGGCTAGATTTACTTGGCATTAAGATGGACGAGCGCACAACTCCGTTCCAAGGTGCGTCTGGAATCACGCATCCGTTGGTTGCGGAAAGCGTTACACAGTTCCAAGCGCAGGCTTACAAAGAGTTATTGCCTTCGGGTGGCCCAGTTAAGACTGGTGTACTGGGGGCCAAGACCCCAGAGCGGGAGGCACAGGCCACTCGCGTAAAAGATTTTATGAACTACCAGATTACGGAAGTCATGGAAGAGTACGATCCGGATATGGATCAGCTTCTGTATTATCTCCCGTTGAGTGGTTCGACATTCAAGAAAGTATACTACGATCCGACTCGGCAACGGGCGGTGTCTAAGTTTATACCGGCGCAGGACTTGGTTGTTCCGTATTCAGCGTCTGATTTAACTACGGCCAATCGGGTAACGCATGTATTACGGATGGACGAGAACGAAGTTCGTAAGATGCAGGTCGCGGGAATGTACCGTGACGTTGACCTAAAGCCTTCGGATGATGTTGAAGAGGATACGGTTCGCCAGAAGGTAAACGAGCTTGAGGGCTTGTCAAAGAACTACAGTGAAGATGTGTTGACGATTCTTGAGATCCACGCTGATTTGGAGATTGAAGGTTTTGAAGACATAGACATGGAAACGGGGGAGCCCACTGGTATCCGCCTTCCTTACATTGTTACGATTGATCACACATCTGGGCAGATACTTTCTGTTCGTCGAAACTATTCCATGGATGATCCGCTTCGCCGGAAGCGTCCGTATTTTGTTCACTACAAGTTTACTCCAGGTCTGGGGTTTTATGGCTTTGGTTTGATCCACATGATTGGTGGGCTCGGTAGAGCCGCTACAAGCATCCTACGACAGCTAATCGACGCTGGAACCCTTGCTAACCTCCCAGCCGGTTTTAAGGCCCGTGGAGTGCGTGTACGCAACTCTGATGAGCCACTACAGCCAGGAGAGTGGAGAGACATCGACGCGCCCGGTGGTAGCATTAAGGAATCTATTGTTCCGCTACCGTACAAAGAACCTTCGGGCACGTTGGCACAAATGCTGGGTGGACTGGTTAACGATGGACGTAGGTTCATTGCGTTAGCTGATCAGTCGGTGTCAGACATGGGGCAAGACACACCTGTGGGGACTACGGTTGCTATGTTGGAACGCGGCATGAAGGTTATGTCCGCAATCCACAAACGGTTGCACTACGCCCAGAAGACTGAGTTCCGGTTACTGGCGCGTATCTTCGCCGAAAACCTACCACCGATGTATCCTTACGAAGTAACGGGTGCACCGCAACAGGTTAAGGTTGAAGACTTTGACGCTAGGATCGACGTCCTCCCAGTCTCTGATCCGAACATCTTTTCGATGGCGCAGCGTGTGACACTGGCCCAGACTCAGCTTCAACTGGCTCAGTCTAACCCGCAGATGCACAACCTGCATGCGGCTTATCGACGGATGTATCAGGCGTTAGAGGTGCAAAACATAGATGAGATCTTACCACCGCCTCCACCGCCTCCTCCTCCACAGGATCCAGCCGTAGAGAATGGTGCGATGATCAATGGGCAGAATCCACAGGCATCTCCTGAACAGGACCATGATGCACACATTCAAGCGCATTTATCGCTACTGGATCTATCGGTTCTACAAACTGCACCACCTGTATTGGCGGCTGTGTTTTCTCACATCTTCCAGCACATTAGCATGAAGGCTCGTGAGATGGTGGATGCTGAGATTGAAGCGTTGAATGAAGAGAACATGATGCAGCAAGAAACGGCGATGCAACAGCAGAACCAGCAGTTACAGCTTATGGTGCAGGCGGGTGCAATTGATCCTGCTAGTGCCCAACAGATGGCGGCACAACAGATGCAACAGCAGGCTCCGCCACAACAGTTCACACCGGAGCAGATTGAGGCTCGAGTTGCTCAGATTGAGGCTGAACTGACCAAAGAACTTGTACCGATGCTTTCTGCGAAGAGTGATACCGAGGAGAAAGATCCACTGGTAGATATTCGTATGCAGGAACTGGCAATTAAAGAAGCGGAAGCGCAACACAAGTTAGCACTTGACCAAGCGAAATTAGAGCTCGAGGGGATGAAAATCGAGCAACGTGCGGTTACGGATGCTGCTAGACTAGAACTTCAAGAGCAAATCGCTGATGATCGTACTGACGTGAACCGTGAACGGATTGACGCCCAACGACAAGCAGCGGAACAAAGAAGTTCTTCTTAGAGCAGAAGATCGTCAACCGTATGAGTTACCGCTATGTTAGATCCTGTCAGTGCGATTGCACTCGCCACAAGTGCATATAGGGGAATTAAAAAGGCTTGCGAGGTGGGCAAGGAGATTTCTAGTTTCACTGGTGCTATTTCTCAATTCGCTAAAGCAGCGAGTGATATAGACTTTCTTGAACAGAAAGCACAGAAGCCCCCACTTTATAAAATGTTTTCTAATACTCAGGCAACTGCGCTAGATATCTGGACGCAGAAACAAAAACTAAAAGAGATGCGGGAAGAGCTAAGAGAGTATATCTCTTTTGTGTACGGGCCTTCTGCTTGGAAAGAGATAGTGGCTATTGAGGCACAACAACGCAAAGAACAAAGAGAGCTAGTTTATGCAAAAAAAGAAGCTATAGATAATCTGATTAATGGAATAATTATTACAGTAATTGTATGTCTTAGCCTGTCTATAACAGGTGGCACTATATATTTTGTAGGACATCAGCAAGGTAAATGGTGAGTGATTCTAGTACAAAGAGGGAAAAACTACGTTGTATATGACAAACGTGGAAAAGTAGTTATAATAACTGTAGATAGGCACATTGCTATAAGTTACGCGAGGCAACAAAAATGACAGAGTTCGACAAGGCAGATCTAAACAATAACTCAACCATTGAGCGCAGCGAATGGAATTTACTTGCGCTCGAGGACCGTAGGCTTGAGATACACGACCAAGATTTAAAGCGTAATGCAGAGCGTAGGTTCACAGGTTTTGCGTTGGCTGGAATGTTAATTTATCCATTCATTATT